CCTATTTACATCGTCAGTTACGGATACCAATATCTTAGGCATATGGAATGCCACTAGAATGTCATCGCGGGTGAATTTCAGCGATTCAATGAAGTCCATTTCTCGTTGAGAGATGCTAATTTGCTGATAGGCTATGTCTCCTTCTAAGACTGCCAATCTACTATTCTTGCCCACCCCCTTGTGTCGCCTCTCAAACTCTTCTCTTATTTCATTTTTTTGCTCTTCGGTTAGGTTGGCTCCCACGTTGGCCTTAATGATTCCGTCCGGCCTAGCGTTATTGAGAAAGAAGTCGCGCTGATATAGACTGGCATAATTTTCTGTATCTATTCTCACATTAGCGCTTTTAATGGCGCTTGTTCCCTCATAATCGCTCAATGGTGTTGGCACTCTAAAGTGAACGACGTCCTCGGGCATTAGCACCTCTGTTGTGCCGTCATTTTTGTTGAATTTATACGCCTTAATAAACAATTCCGGGTCTTTAACTATTTCTACGTAATCTGGTCTTAGATTCCATAGCTCTACTACTTCTCCACGTTCATTTCTGACCTTAAACCAGAATGCATCGCCACATAAATTCAGGTTGATCGATGTTATCTTAAAAAATTCGTCGTGGTCCTGAAATGGATTTGGTCTATCCATCAAATCTATTATTGGGTGGCTGAGTATCTCTTCCGTATCACCTTTAGAGTTCTTAATTAAATAAAGCCACGACTGAGTAGCCGCGACTTTCTTTGATATCATATCAACACAGGCAAAAACATATAGAGATTTTTCGTACTGTGATAACATTTTAGTTTTATTCCAGCTTCCTCCCGTTAATCTGGTCAATAATTCTATCCCGCCAAATTGGGTTCCGCTATACGCTATATTCGCGTCGTCAATGCTTTTATTCCGGAGCATTTTTTTGATTGCTCCCATAGTTGTCTGGATTAGTCCCATATGGTCTTATTATAGCATTTTTTTAAAATTTTACAAGGCCGTCACTCTAGGTATTGGCATCTTGCTCATTTGCAGTGCTATGGCCCTGCTAAATACTCTATCGTCGTGTTTGCCTTCTGGATGTTTAGCACGATTGCTTTTGTCGTATATCATATTTCTGGCTTCATTTTCTGCCTCTTTATATCCCTCAATTAGCTCTTCTTTGCGATAGGCCGCCTCTAACTCGGTTATCATCATACCGCGGTTAGTGCCAGTGGTGTTCCATTCTTTAAATCTAATTCCTCTCCGTGCCGCTTCCCGACAATGGGCTAATCCTACGCCGTTTTTTTCTACTCCCAGTATAAGACGATACCTAGATCGTTTATCTTTCATTATTATTTTCTCTACTTTGTCCCAAAATACATCTATTGGCTCGTTACTGACGTATTCATAGATAATACCAGCCTTGCCATCTTTGGCTAATGGATCTAAAACACAAAACGCGTGTCTATCTCCATCATCTGTCCCCTCTGCGCCGTCTACTGCGGCGAATAACATTCGTTGGCTATACTTTTCTTGCCATTTATCTGCCAAATTGTCGTCATCTAATGGCACAACGATTGTTGGATCAGTTATTATATGCTTAAATACTGATCTGCCTGCTTGTAAGAAACAACTAACATCGTCCTCTGGATACTCTTGGAAGAACATTTCTCCCTTGTCCCATATTTTATATCTTCGCCACTTAATTTGTCCGGGTGTTAGCACTATATTGTATTCTTTTTTAACTCTTTCTACTAATCGTCTTTCGTCGTCGGTCATTACCAGTTCATTGTCAGGCATTTTAAGTATTTTTTGCACTGATACGCTTAATCCGTCTTTTTCCTCTTCTGTCATACTATCGGCCGAGTATTCATCGTCAATATACCACGGAATAAAGATCGGGGTATAAGGGCTTTGTCCATTTTTAGCCTTCTCCCATTCATCGTGGAATTCATTGCCTCGTCCGTTGGGAGTGCTTTCAATGTCTATTTGCCCGTATTCTGCTGCTTCGGTGATCCCAGCCAATAATTTGGTTAGGTTTTCATAAAACGCCGCCTCTGATAAGTGTGCCCTGTCTACCGTGTCTCCTCTCCCAAACGCTTTTTGTCCGGCTGTGCCAATGAAGTATGAGCTTCCGGTCTTTGGAAATTTAATTTCCTGTTTGGAATCAATAGATATTGCTGGTTTTACTTCTAGACTATAAATATAATCTCTTACCGCCGAGAATAGCCGTCTGGTGGCTTCTTTCTCGTGGGAGATAACCACTGCGTTGGTCGGCTTTCTAATGCAATCAATCAATTGGTCTAGATCTATTACTTTGGTTATCCCTTTTTGTCTGGCCTTGAGAATAATGTTACGTCTCGTCCTTTTTTGGAGATAATATGTCTGCGCCTGATTCGGTCTGAATCTGACTATTTCCCCCCTCTTGGTCCTGATTTTGAATAGTCCCATCAGTTGAGTGTTCGTCTTTCTCCCCATCGGCTTTTGTATTGTTATGTTTTCGTTCATATTCTTTTAATTCTTTATCGGCTTTTGCGTCATCTTCCGCTAATAAATCCTCTAACGTTTTCTCGCCAGCAATTACTTCTGTCACTGATTTTGGTTTATATCCCGGATGTTTTCGGTCTAGAAAATATCTAGCACAACTTGCGTCTCTTTCTATAAAAATCTTGCCAAACAATACATCTTCAGCCGCGTCTAATCTACTATCCTCTACGGCTTTAACTTTCGCTGCGAATTCTTTATCGTTCATTTTCCACGTATAAAACGTGTCCCGGTTGATATTGAGTTTTTCGCACACATAAGTTACCACTCCGTTTGATTTCTCCCATAATTCTAGGAATGCCCTTTTTTTGATTTTTGTTCTTTCTTGCTCGGTGGATAATTCTACTATTCTTTTTCCGTATTCTATTTCGTTCTGACGTATATTTTCTTGTGTTTTCTGATAAAATTGCGTCCAAGGGTTGTTAGCCTGCTGGGAGGTCTTTTCGTCGGTTTTGTCGTCTTTATTGCTCATAATATAAT